GCCTTATCTGGCTAACTGGACCTTCACGATCCAAACCTACAAGCCTATCGGCCTGAGCCTCTTGGGTTTCCTCCATCTCAATCGATCCCTGATTGTACACAGGAGCAGGGCCAAACTCAAAGTCTCCCTTACGGCGATATGGTATCATTCGACCCGGACCCCAATCTGTAGGAGCCTGTCCGACTGGATGAAGGATGGGTGGCACTGTTGCCAAGCTGTTTCGGTCAATCCGACTATCGCGTTCAACCTTCACTTGGTTTTGTATTCCACGCAGCAAGTCAGGTATGGTCATCGTATCGTACAACCTTTTGCTATCTTCAGATAACTTAGTTACTACAATTGGATAGTCTTCGTATCCGTTAAGTAGCTCAAACTTTGCATAACCGGGAATGCCGTCAATTCCGTTAAACTCACGATGAAATACGGTGCAATATATTCCCTCGGAACCATCCTCCTTGTCTATCAATCTTTGGTAACCGTAAACAATTTCAATAAGCTCTTCAGCTTCATAGGCATTATCGGTAAGACTAATAGATCTGCGTCCCTCTTGTTCACGCTCAATAGAATCTATGTTTACCCCACGATAACGCTCAATAACGTATTCTACAAAATTTTCATCCCAGCCATCTGTAATAACCTTGTTCTGCAACTCCTGCGGAGTGTAGTAGGTTTTCCAAAAACAATATGGAGCCCGCTGAGGATCGGTAACATACGGAGGAAAAATGAAGTCTCCGTCCGGGGCTAGTGTTTTTACCTCTGGAGCATTTACTTGGCGGCGTACTATTGGTAACTCAGCAACTCCTAGTTCTCTCAAATCATTTAAAGCTTTATTGGCCCTAGATTCAGAAACACCATCAAAGCTAGATTGCAACATCCGAACAACCTGATCGTTGTCGTTTTCAGAAACAATCATCTCTCCCAACTCTGGGTTCATAGCAGATATTTGTTCCAAGCTAAGACGCTGAAGGAAACTTCTATCCTCCATGTGCCAGCCAACGTAAGTGATAAGAATTCCACGCTCCAACATGTAGTTGGCTCCCAGTTCCATCTCCTGCTTAAAGCGAGGAATGTAACCGCTTTTTACCATCCACTTTAAAAAATTTGTAACCACACGGCTTCTAGCAACGTCGCTAACTTCCACAGGAAATGCTTGGATGTTTGCCCTGTTCATTGAAGACAGGAACAAAGAAACCAATCTCGTTATACGCTCGTCAATAACATGGCTTTCCATGTCCGAAGCTCCCTCCCAAGGGAAAGCGTCTGCTCCATGCTTTCTTAAGTCGCGGCTTTTGCCGGGCCACCAGTTACGGCGGTCATCATAGCTACTCCTGCATAAATCAAAATATGCCTCAAGCTCAGTCACAGACTGGTCATAAGCATACCTAAGAGATGTAATGTCGGGATCGTCGCTAACGTAGGTTAGCGATTCAGAAATCGAAGTGTTTTGCATTTACCTTGTTTTTGATTCTCGAGAAAACGTGGTAGAAGTATTGTGGACTAACGCCTATCTTATCACATAAGTCGCTAGATCTTATAGAGTAAATATCTTCGTTATTAGCAGTTCGGCACAATATCTCCCAAGCAAGTAGACGGTCAATCTGCTCGCAAAGCCAACGACGGTCTGTCGTTATGTCATTTGACGTATCTGTAAGAGACTCCGATTGCATCCTCGATGGCTTCTATTTTGATATTTTTTCCAACTACTGTCTTTCTTAATTTCCTTGGTATGCAAACTGGAACTTTTATTTTTAAGTCTCCTATAAAAGCATAAACATATCTAGGGTTTGCGGCTGCTCTTAAAACTTTTCCAGAATAGTGCTTTGGAACTACTTCTGGAATATCAACGGCTCTACGCAATATTTCTTGGCCATCTTCATTTATCCACAACGCCTTGCCTCCTTTGCCGGTTATCATCGAGGAACAAAGCTTCGATTTAGCCAAGATGATTAAATCATTTATGTCGGTTTGCAATTCTTCGGCTAAAGCCTTTATTCTAACTTTTGGCATCAATATCCTCCTTTTGATTTGTTTGTAGTGAGCAAGTTTTTGTTCTCAATGTGATCTGGTCCCTCTCCACCATTCGACATTCTCAAGTATCGAATGAGATCGAAGAAGTCTTTAAGGGCTTCATCGGTTTTACCTTGTGAATTGTAATTCACCAAACTGTCAATCAAATTCCCACAATCCCTGTGTATATAGCACATTGGCCTATTAACAGCGTCAATCGGTTCATTGGGATTGTATGTAAACCATTCATCAACCGCACTAATGCCAACCTCCTCCATGCGACCATCGGAAGGGTAAAACAACATACCAAAGTCATCAAACAACGTAAACAAATCCTCGTTGTTATCATTCTCCCTAGCAAAGTATCTGGAGTCACCAATACGTTCAAACACTTCCACTCCTAGTTCCTCCTCAATTTCTTGGAACAAACTAGCGTAGCCTTCCACATTCAACCCAATCTTCCTAGTTGCTGGTCCAGTTTTCCACTTAGGGTCTCCGAACAAAGCCCACTCTCCATATGTATTGCGGTCCGGCCACTCTCGGCAAATGTAAACATACCCGTCCCTATCTACAGCAGCCCACAACGCAGTGAAGTTGCGAGCCCCGGCAGGGTCAACAACTTGATAAACGGTAAACTTTTCCTTGTCTGATACATCAGGAAAGCTCATTCCATACTTGTTGGGTTCCTCACCAAGAACATTAACTTCAGTGTTAAACAGGGGAAGGAGAGATGTAATGCTTTTAACAGGAACACCATAAGCTCTTACCAATATTTCCTCCTCCGGTCTGTCCCGCAAATCCTTAGCTATACGTTCATAGCCACCAAAAGGATTTTCATCCGAATGCAGGTAAACCACCGATGCGTCCCGCTTCGGGCTATATTGCTGTACTGGAAGTTCTCGGTTAAGAAGCTCCGCCCTTTTAGTTTTCAGAGTTTCGGAACCCTTTAGATATTCCGATATAAACGGAGTGTACCCATTTATAGGGGTGAAGGCTATCAACATCTTGGAATTCCTAGTAGCCAACCTAAAACGTAAAGTGTTTATCAAGGCATCGTCACCAAGATATTCATCTAGCCATGTACCTATGTTGAGCTTATCCCCAGACCTAAACCCAAACTCAAAACCCTCCAATATGGTTTGGTTGTTAGAAAACTGGGTGTAGGTTTTAAAATCCACCCTAGTCCTAGTGTCAGGAAAAATAAAGCTACTACCTGTAAAACCATTCTGCATTGAGTAGTTAATGTAGCCTTCAACACTCTTGGTCTTCTTCTTAAACTCCTTGGGCATCATCTCCCACACCGCAGCTTGCTGCACCTTTACGCTGGTATCAGCGTTCTGGGAAAAACAAACAACATGGCCGTCTGGGTTATTGATGACACTTTCCATGACAATTTTGGCACAGCCAGTTGTCTTGCCACTCCGATTGCCCCCCAAACACAGACACTCGTTGTATGTTCCTAGCCCATCCTTTATACGCTCCCAGCCATCTAGGTTGAACCCATGCCTAACAGGATCTTCCTCAGAAGCCTCTATACGGCCCTCATGGGCCTCATGCAGCTCTTTCAGTATCTTAGGGTGGTTCTCCCCCAAGAACACTATCTCCTCGTCTGTAGGAGGTGTTAGTATTGGATGATCGGTAAACTCAATCATTCCGGGAAAAAATCATCCAAGTCCTTCATAGTTGAAGCATTAACCAATGCTAAAAAACAAGACATCTGATCTTCTAAGTCAGGACTAAACCCTCGACTAAAAGTGTCATACTCAAATCCATTCTCCCCCATAGAGGCTACTAAGAACACTTCCCATTCTGGGTTTATGGTATCTAATGATTTCTCAACTAGCTCAATGTTTCTGTTCATTATAAAATTCTGTTTAGGTCATGTCTTATTGGTTCAGAAGTAAAAGGCTTTGTTTCAATCGGAACCACCTCATGCTCTAGCCTATGACAATTGGCACATAACAAATTACACTTCTCCAGCTCTTTTAAAAAAACAGTTTTACTGCTCACTGCTTTTCTAAAATTTTCAGAAATTTTAAATCTTTTAACACCCCTAGCATGGTGACAATCAAACTGAATGGGCCTTCCCTCAAATCCACACCTAGAACATTTCCAACCCCCAAAATGGTTTTTAATCAACTCATCTCTTTGAGCTCTTGCTTTTTCATTACTGCACTTCCTACAACTAGGCTTATACCTTTTTTTACCACCCTTGCTACCGTTGCTGTGAAACTCGGTAATTGATAGCTCTTGGCCACAACTTTTACATTTCTTGGTCAATGACTACCTCCGCTTTTTTCATATCGGCTATACGCTCTCTAGCAGCTTTTACCGTAGCCTCATAGTCCTCTTGGCTAACCACCTTACGCTCCTCTACAATGCTACTAGCCTCTCCCCTGAATGTGTTACTTCCCTTCTCTGCCTTCTCCAATGCAATGGCTAAAGGCAACAAATCCCTGAAGCTAGCCTTTATTTCCCCGGCTTCCATCCTCTCTCTTAGCTGCTCTATCAAATCCTCCTCTAACGATGATAGTTCCAAGAATGCTCGGCCCCTCACCTTGCTCCCTAGCTGCTTCCACTTGCCTGTAAAGTCGGCATAGTCCAATAGGACGTTTACAATTGTTTCACGTTTGAGCCCATACTTTTTTATCATCTGGGTTTGGGTCACTCCCGTGGCGTGTAGGTACAATATTTCCGCAGTTTTCTCGGGGTTACTCTTAGACAATATGCTATTGTTCTTAGGATTGTGTTCTTGGATTTCCAAGATTCCCTCCCGAATTGAGTCTATTAGTTCCTCCTTAGCCTCCATCTACACACCCCCCAATAGCCCTAAGCCCTTATTTGTCAATATTTTTTACAGGGCTAGTAGATACATATACGCGCACAAGGCACCGCCTCCCCGACCCCCTCCCCGCTGCGAGTTTGTATCCGCTAGCCAACTACAAGCAAACGAGCTCGGTCTGGTTGGCCTCTTATTTTTTGGGGTGGGAGGTCCTATTTGCAAGCCACTCAAAGCAAAAAAAAGTGCACTCAAAAGTGAAATAGTTCTCTTATGGGATTGACATAGGGTGAAGGGGTCCCTTTATTTAACTGCATAAATGATCAATAATAAGAAAACCGCCTCACTTTTTGCGCGCTTGCGCGCTTTGCCTGAATCGCGCCGAGCTGAAATTCGTTGCGCCTTTCTTCCTTTTTGGAGGAACGAGCTTGAAACTATAGAGCTTTGGCAAATTGCAAGCAATGCACTTTCAAACGAATCAGAACTAAAAGAGCTGATTAATACAATAAACCAATAACAAAAAAAGACATATGAAAACAAAAGAGATTCAGGAACAAGTCACCAACAAGCTCACTAGCTTAATGAATGAAGGGGTGAACCCCTTTCAGCAATGTTGGAAAGGAGTAAGGGAAAATGGAATGCCTTACAATCTAAATTCAAAGCGCGCCTATTCCGGCACTAACGTAGCTTTGCTACTCCTTCAAGCAACCCCTTGCAACGCTTGGGTTACTTACAAAGGAGCAAGTGAACTTGGGGGCAACGTAAAGAAGGGGGCAAAGTCCACGCTCGTTATTTATTGGAAATTCCTAAAGATAAAAGACAAAGAGACAAAAGAGGAAAAAACGGTTCCTATGCTGAAAAGCTACCGTGTATTTAATGCCTTAAGAGATTGTGAAGGATTGGAGCATTTAGTTGAGGGAATGAAACCCGAAGACATTTTACCAAGTGAGCCGGAAACCGCTTTGCAAGACTACGTTGACCGTGAAGGGATCACCCTTAGCCACGGGGGCAACCGAGCCTATTATCAACCCTCAAAGGACTTGGTTCAAATGCCACATGAACAAGCTTTCTTTTCCCGTGATCAGTACCAAGGGGTTTTGGCGCATGAACTAATACACTCAACCGGAATTGAAAAGCGACTCAATCGCAAGGGGCTCACTGAAAAAGCCGCTTTCGGTAGCACAAGCTACGCTTTTGAGGAGCTTGTTGCTGAATTCGGCGCTTGCATCACTTGTGCAATGATAGCCATTGAACCGGATTGGAACAATTCAGCCGCCTACCTCAAAGGGTGGAGTAAGAAGCTAACAGAGAACCCCAATTGGGCCGTGTCAGCTAGCGGTCAAGCGGGTAAAGCAACCAATTTCATACTAGGGATTGCGTGAACAATTGCCCTCACTCCTTCAAGGGGATAGGGGGCAACCTTCACTCAATAAACTAAACAAAAAGACTGATAATATGAACAGCAAAAAAATAGAAGAAATAGAAGACGAAATTCAATACTTGCTCCAATCAATAAACCACGCTGAAGGCTGGCGAGACTGGAAAACCTCTCAACTTTGGGTATCACTACCTAAAGATGAAAGCAAGGAAGCCATTGAAAAGGTTCACCAAGAGGTAGACCAAGAGGTGGAGGAATATGAAAAAGAAATCTTTGAACTAGAAAACAGAATCAGCTAACAAAAATACAATATGAAAAACACAATTGAATTCAGTTTGAAAGATGAAGCGGGCGAGCTTGCAAAACTACTCGCCGCACTAAACGAGTCGGGGGTTCCCTACTCACTAAAGAAAGAGGGAATTGAAATACTCGTTACAATCTCAAGCGGGTACTAGTAAAATCAAAAAGAAAGACTAATAATATGAAAACAAAAGAAAAGAAAATCCACAATCCATTTGCTTCAATTAATGCCAAAGTTTCCCTTGGGGCCTTTGGTATGATAAGAATTGAGACCGAAAAAGATTGTATCCACGCAAACACAAATGGGTTTTACTCCAAAACGGGCGACAAGTTAACTGGAAAAGAGGCCAAGCAAACACTAGGAATTGAGGAGGTGGAAAATGGAAGCTGAAGCAATTAGATTTATAGCGGGGGCCGTTGTATTGGTCTCACTCTTAGCAATCAAAATGAAAGAAAGGAAAAGCAAATGACTGCGTGGCTCCTCTTTCTAAAGGCCCTTGCTCTAGTTGAGAGTGGGGGCAACCCCGAAGCCATTGGTGACGGCGGGGCAAGCTGGGGCAAGTACCAATTGCAAGCGGCCTATGTTCAGGACGCTAGCGAGTGGGGACTAAGTAACGGGGTGATTGACAAGCCCTTTGAACATAGTGATGCGTTCAATCCTGAACGGGCTGAACTAATTATTCAATGTTATATGGGAAGATATGCAACCCCTAAGAGATTGGGAAGGCAACCAACAATTGAAGACTGGACTCGCATTCATAACGGGGGGCCGAACGGCTACCGGAAACTGGAGGCAACGCAACCCCATTGGAACAAAGTTAAAAAAGAGCTTGCAAAGCTAGGGTTTTTCAACTCTAGTAATAACTGAACGGGGCATTGCCCCACTAATAAAAGGAAAGATATGACAACCGAAGAAAGAATAAACGAAGCCCTTCAAATGATTGAAGGAGCAAGGGAAGATGTGCGAGACAACTGGGGAGACCCTGACGCACGGGAATCAGTGGATATGCAATTGTCCGTTGCCGAGTCTTGGCTTAGGATATTGCCAAACCTAATAAGGTATGACCTGACCGATGCCAAGTATCAAGGAGAGATTGATGGCATGGATAGACTGGGGAAGGTTTACAACAACTTGCAAGATCAACTCCAAGCTGGGGAGGGCAACCTATCCCGATGAGAGAGTTTGAAATAGGAGACTACCTTGTCAAGATTGACCTAAGCGAGCGGCTCATTGCCGAGGTTTGGGAAGACGGGGAAGAGATATTAGATACGCTTCCCGACTCAAAGGTCTTTGACCTTATAGGTCTTGCCGAGCAAGAAGCGAGGGATCAGTATGAAGAAGATCGGGCTGAGGCGTGTTTTGACGATTGCTATCACGGCGCATAAGAAATGTCGTTTGAATTGGAACGGAGGGTTTGGGCTATCCCCTTACCCTCAACAGACAAGCTTGTCCTTCTGTGCTTGGCCCACTATGCCAACCCAGACAATGGCCTGTGCTACCCTTCAACATCAAAGATAGGGGAAGACACGGGGCTGCACCCGAAAAGCGTTTCTAGGGTGCTTACAAGGCTTCAGAAACGCAAGCTCGTTACAATCAAGAGAAGGATGGACAACTCCAACCTGTTCACCGTCACATTACCGGGGGGTGGTAACCGTCAGCAAGCCCCCAAAGGGGGTAGTAACCGTAAGTTACCCTATCCTAGTATTCTATTACCAAAAGAAAGTTATAGTCTGTTAGAGTAACCAAGAGTTACTTACTGACTAGGAGTTTTGTTATAAGTTACCAAGAATTTACCAAGAATTATTATGAAAGAAGAAATATGGAAAGATGTTATTGGCTATGAGGGAGTGTACCGAATATCCAACCAAGGGAGAGTCATGTCCTTGAAGCATGGCAAGACTAGGATTATGGCAGATAGAATGAACAACAAGGGGTACATTGACGTTCTTTTGTATAAAAATAAAAGGACTAAATCTTTTTACGTTGCTCGCCTTGTGGCCCAGCATTTCCTTCCCGATTGGGACAAGTCCTTGCAAGTGGATCACATCAATGGGGAGAGGACTAATAACCACGTTGACAATTTAAGGATGGTGACGTGCTCCCAAAACCTTAAAAGCTATAAAAAGAAAAGAGAGGGAGTAACATCTAAATTTCGGGGTGTTTGCTGGATGAAAGATAGGAAAAAGTGGAGGGCTCGCATCACGGTTGATCAGAAAAATAAATACCTCGGATACTTTGATGACGAAGAGGAGGCGGCAAGAGCTTGGGACGCAGCAGCCATAGAGAATGGATTCAATCCAGAAGCACTTAATTTCAAATGAAGTATGAACCAACAGAAAAGATGAAGGGGAAGATTGAGGCTGTGTTCACCGCAGTTTCCGAGTGGTACGGCATACCCCTTGAACAAATATTAAGCAGAAGGAGGGACCAGCACACCGCAGAAGCGAGGTTTGTTTCAATCCATCTAGCCAGTAAAATTCCAATGGCGGCATGGCCCAGCATTGGATGGTATTCCAACAGGCATCATCTGTCCTGCATCTATGCAGACAAACAGGTGATGGAGTGGAAGGAGACAGACTCCAAGTTTGCAAAGCGACTCACCGGAGTGACAGAAGCAGTCGATCCATTATTAAAACCAACCGATAAACCTAAAAAAGTATGACCGAAAACAAAAAAACTAAACAGCAGTTGACAGAAAACAATCCATCGGACAGGGATTTAGCTCTTGTCAGATACAAAAATAGAAAAGAGAGACGAGGCAGGCCACGCAAGTGGATGCCCGGAGACAGGGTGAGATTGCAGACAACTATCAGCCCCCAAACTCATGATCTTTTGCACCGCCTAGCCTATGAGCAGCAGTGTTGCACCGGAGTTATCATTGATAAGATGCTAAAACCTGAACCAAGAGAACAAAACGAACCTTTGCATATTAAAATATGAAAACACCTGATGAAATAAAAAGGGAACTGAGTTCCAAAATTGATAGGCTAATGGCCGATATGTTTCCCGGAGCAAAGAGGGAAGCAGGAGGTCGGTATGTCATGGCCGACTTGCGGGGCGATGCCGAGGGCAGGTCTTGCAATGTATTCAAGGCCAAGAATTCCTCTGTCTACGTTGCCAAGGATCACCAGACCGGAGAGAGTTGCAACATCCTAGAGCTGTGCCACCGCAAGCTGGGTGGATCATTCTCAGAGACAATGAGATGGGCTCTCAAGTTCTGCGGCTTTGAGCAAATCAGAACGGTCAAGACAGAGGAGAGAGTTGAGGTGAAAGCACTCCCCGAAACTGCTCTCAGGGGCAGCGAGGTTCACAAGTACATGGTGGAGAAGCGGGGTATCAACGAGCGTACCCTTGGTAAGTATAACATCTTTGCCGAGGAAAAGAATGGCTCTCACTGGTGGGGAGCTCCGCTCTATGATACCGAGGGCCGTTGTCGGATGCTCAAGTATACGTGCATCACCCGCATAGGAAACAAGAAACAAATCTATTCCACCCAACCAGTTTTCAACACACCGTTTGGACTGCACCTAGTTGGGGAGGATGACCGAGAGCTTATCATCTGCGAGGGGGAGATTGATTGTATGTCCCTGCACCAGATGCAGAAGGAGAGCAACATTCCTGTCATTGCTGTACCATCAGCAAGCAACCACGGGTGGATTGAGAACTGCTTTGAGATGCTGACTAGGATGGAACGCATCTACGTTGCCAGCGACATGGATGACGCAGGTCAGCAGATGTTTATCAAACTCTCTCAGAGGCTCTCAGCGGACCGCTGTTACCGGATTGAGATACCGGAGCCACACAATGATGTGAACGATTGGTTGGTCAAGGATCACCCCACTGAGGACGATCTAAAGAAGCTCATGGATAGTGCCAAGGGCAACGAGCCAGAGGCATTGGTAAGGCCCAACGATTTTGTATTGCAGATGCAGGATTGTGTCACCCAACAAGAGAGGGAGAGAGAGTGGAAGAACTGGTGCTTCCAAGATATGCCCCTGTCATTACGGGAGAGCGAGCTGTTCACCATCATTGGC